GACTTTGATGCACCTGTAATTGATGAAGGCAAGAATGCTGGAGTAATCGGTCAGGGTGGTCTTTTGTTAGCACGGATACCTGATGAACTTGTTGAGCAGAGAAATCAATATTTTCAAAGCAAGACAAATAATCAAATGGAGGCTATTGACAGAGATATGATGAGAGATTCAAATGCTGCAATGCCTATGCTTAAACCAGAGAGAAGGTCTCAAGTCGCTTTTGGTGGCAAGAAACCTGACTCATAATTTTAATTTTTAGGAGATAGAAATGGCAAATCAAGATGCTGCTTTCGGAATGCGTCCTGTTAAAAGAATAGGTGGAACACCCTATACTGGAGGACAATCCCGATATAGAATCGCTGCCAATTATGGAACTGCTATATTTCAAGGTGACATGGTTATGCAAGTCACTGGCGGAGGCGTGGAAATTCACGCTGATGGTGGTACTGTTCCAATAGTTGGAGTGTTCAATGGTTGTAGATATACAGACCCTACAACTGGAAAAGAAACTTTTTCCAACTACTACCCTGCAAGCACAAATGCTAGTGACATTGAGGCTTTCATTATAGATGACCCAAACGTTATCTTTGAAATCCAAGCTGATGCTGCATTTCCAGTTGCAGATTTATTAGGTAACTTTGACATTGTTTATACCACAGCAGGTTCAACTGTAACTGGTATTTCTGGTGCAGAGTTAGATGTAACAACAGGTGCAACTACTGCTGGTTTACCTCTGAAAGCGATTGATATTTCGCAAGATCCAGAGAATAGCGATGTTTCATCAGATGCAACCAATGTCTATGTTGTGATTCAAAATCACATATTTGGACAAAAGGGTGCAGGATTAGCATAAGGGAGTTTAGATTATGGCTATATCAAGAGCGCAACTAGTTAAAGAACTAGAACCTGGTCTAAATGCCCTGTTTGGCATGGAGTATGACCGTTACGACAATGAGCATGCAGAAATCTATGATACTGAATCTTCAGACAGAGCGTTTGAAGAAGAAGTAATGATCAGTGGTTTCGGCAATGCTGCAACTAAATCAGAGGGTGCTGGTGTATCTTTTGATAGTGCAAACGAAGTATATACATCAAGATATACAATGGAGACAGTTGCATTAGCTTTCGCATTAACTGAGGAAGCAATGGAAGATAATCTCTATGACCGTCTTGGTGCTAGATACACAAAGGCACTAGCAAGATCAATGGCACACACTAAGCAAGTAAAAGCTGCTTCAGTTCTAAACAATGCGTTTAGTTCTAGCTTTACTGGCGGTGATGGAAAAGAGCTTTGTGCTACAGACCATCCTCTAGGTGGTGGTGGAACATTTTCAAATGAGCCATCAAGTGCCGCTGACTTAAATGAAACATCATTAGAGAGTGCATTAATTGACATTTCTAATTTTGTTGACGAGAGAAACATGATTGTAGCTCTTCGTGGTATGAAGTTAATCATTCCACCAGCACTACAGTTTGTAGCTGATCGTTTATTAGAGTCAACTTTAAGATCAGGAACTGCTGACAATGATGTAAACGCAGTTAAGAACATGGGAATGTTGCCAGAAGGTTACGTTATCAACCATTTCTTAACAGATACAGATGCGTTCTTCATTAAGACTGATGCTCCAAATGGTTTCAAATATTTTGAAAGAACACCATTAAGCACAAGCATGGAAGCAGACTTCGACACAGGAAATATGAGATACAAAGCAAGAGAAAGATATGCTTTTGGATTCTCTGATCCTCGTTGTGTGTTTGGATCACCAGGCGCAGCTTAACGAACAATTGTTCGATTATTGAAAGGGTGGCTTGCGAGTCACCCTTTTTTTATGTATAATTAAATTACCTTGACGAAGAATTAACTTCGACAACTGCCAAGACAAGGAGATTAACATGGCTAATACAACTTTTTCAGGTCCAATAAGATCTGAAAGCACACTTAAAACTATCAGTAAAAATGCTACAACTGGAGTAATTACAGAAGTATCTACTTTCGGTGACGGACCAGTATCTTTATCTGATGGTAACGTAACTCTTACAAATGCTACTCACAGTGGTAGAGTTTTACTTGTACCAGACGGAGGACAAGATAACACATACACATTACCAGCACCAATAGCTGGATCAGTGTTTAAATTTGTATATGCTGGTGGAGCTGCTGATGCAACAGATGCTATTATTATAACACCAGGAAACACAAACTTTTTTATCGGTGGTGTAACATTTTTAGACACTGATGGAAATGCAATTAGTTCAGTATTTTCTGATGGCAACTCTAATAGTAAAATTCAAATGAATGTACCAGCAGGATTTGAAGTTACTATAGTTGGTATAGATACAACTAATTATCAAATTTTTGGGAATGTAACATCAACGACTGCTCCAACTTTCGCTGATCAATAATAGGGGGTTATCATGGCAGTTAGGTCTGACGTAAAAGCCTTTAATCACGATCAAGGTGATGACGCAGCAGTTGTAGGTCCTGCAAGATCAAGGATAAGACAAATAGTAATTTTTGGTAATTCTGCTGGTGCATTAACCATTAAAAATGGTTCAGGTGGATCGGATATATTAGTTCAGAGTTTTCCAACTGGGTTACATACTTTGAACATTCCAGATGCAGGAGTATTAGCTGAAAGTGGAGCATATATACATGCTTTTACTGGAAGTGGTAACAAACTTACTTTGTTTTTATCCTAATGGCTAGAAAACAAGACAAGCAACCACCTAAGACTAAAAAATATTTCCGCTCCACTAAAAGTGGTGCGGGAATGACTAAGGCGGGTGTCGCTAAATATCGTAGAGACAATCCTGGTTCTAAACTTAAAACTGCTGTGACAGGCAAAGTAAAAAAGGGAAGCACAGCAGCTAAGAGGCGTAAGTCATATTGTGCTAGATCAGCAGGTCAAATGAAACAATTTCCTAAAGCTGCTAAAAATCCTAATAGTCGTTTAAGGCAAGCTAGAAGAAGGTGGAAGTGTTAATATGAAAGCAGAAGATGTTTTAAAATTATTAGAAAAACACGAAAGTGAATGCAATAGGCGATATGCAGAAATACAAGATAAACTTAAATCTTTGGATAGTAGGATATGGGGTATTTATGGTGTCATTATAGTTGTTGCAGTGCTTGAAAAGGTATTTTAGATGGTTATGGGTCGTTCTCAAATGAGTAGGCAAATATCTAAGCCACCGAACAAAAAGAAAAAAATAAAAAAAATAGTAAAGGTGAAAAAAAATGCCAAAAGACGCTTGTTACAGAAAAGTTAAAGCTCGCTACAGAGTTTTTCCAAGTGCTTATGCTAGTGGAGCAATCGCAAAATGTAGAAAAGTTGGTGCGGCAAATTATGGTAATGCTAAGAAAAAAGCTGAAGGTGGTGTCGTTGAAATGAAAAAAGGAGGATCTGTTCCGAAGAACAAAAGGAAAAGATCATCTAAAAACCCTAATATTGCTCGTGGATGTGGTATAGTCATGAGTAACAGACGTAAAGTAACAAAGTATAGATAATGGCAGTTCGTAAAACAAAATCTGGATTAAATCTTAAACGATGGTTTAAAGAAGATTGGAAAGACGTTAAAACAGGTAAACCATGTGGTCGTAAAAAAGGAGAAAAGAGAGGAACTCCTTATTGTAGACCTAGTAAAAGAATATCTTCAAAAACTCCTAAAACCACATCAGAGATGACAGCAGCAGAAAAAAGAAGTAGAATAAGTCAAAAGAATAAGTTAGGTCAACCAGCAGGTAAACCAAGAAGAGTTAAATCTCTTAGGAGAAAAAAGAAATGACAACATCTAGCTCTACAAATTTTGAACTTGACGTAGCTGAATACATTGAAGAAGCCTTTGAAAGATGTGGATTAGAACTTCGTACTGGATACGACCTACAAACAGCAAAAAGATCCATGAATATCATGTTGGCAGAGTGGGCTAACAGAGGTTTAAATCAATGGACAATAGAACAAAGAACACAAACACTAACAGCAAATGATTCAGATTATTCATTAGGAACAGATGTTATTGATATACTTTCTGCCGTTGTTCGTAGAAGCACCACAGATTTTAGTATGTCAAGAATAAGCAGAGACACTTATTTAGCAACGCCTAACAAGTCTACAACAGGCAGACCAACTCAATTTTTTCTTGATAGACAAATAACACCTAATTTAAAGATATGGCCCACACCAGAAAATAGCACAGATGTCATTATTTATGATGCTTTAACTAGAATGCAAGATGCAGATGCTGTAACAAATACAATGGAAATACCTTTTAGATTTTATCCTTGTTTAACTGCTGGTCTTGCTTATTACATATCAATGAAAAAAGCACCTGATAGAATACAATTATTAAAGACTGTATATGAAGAAGAATTTGAAAGAGCTATGGGTGAAGATAGAGATAGATCTTCATTTACTGTAACACCACAGCTAAACTATTATAAGGTTGGATAATGGGAGCTTTTGCATCTGGTAAATATGCTTTTGGACTATCAGATCGTTCTGGATTCAGATATAGACTAAGAGACATGAGAAAAGAATGGAATGGTTCTTTGGTAGGCAAAGATGAGTATGAAGAAAAACATCCTCAATTAACACCACCTAGAATACCAACTGATCCAGAAGCTCTAAGGAATGCTAGACCAGATAATGATGATGATTTTACTGCTTTTATTGTTTATACAAACATAGGTCTAGGCATAATAGGTGAAGAAATAGAAACCTTTGAAGCTACTGCAAGTGTTGGTAGCGTAACAGTGAGTATTACATAATGGGATGGACATTTACTACATTAACTCAATCTATCAAAGATTGGACTGATAATTCTGAAACCACCTTTGTTGCAGAAATACCTTTTTTTATTACTAATGCAGAAGAAAGAATATTTAAATCAATAGATTTAGAATATTTTCGCAAAAATGTTTCTGGTGAATTGACTAGTGGTAATAAATTTTTAGCTATGCCTACTGATTACTTATCTTCTTTTTCTTTAGCGTTTATAGACTCAAGTGGTAATACTAATTTTCTTTTGCAAAAAGATGTAAGTTTCTTGCAACAATATACTCCTGGTGGATCGTCAACAACAGGAAGTCCAAAATATTATGCGCCTTTTGATTATCAAAATTTTATAATAGCACCAACACCTGACTCCTCGTATGTGGCTGAACTGCATTACTTCTACAGACCAACTTCAATAACAACTGTTGATACTGGCACAACTTGGATAGGAGACAATGCAACTGATGCACTTCTTTACGCATGTTTAGTTGAGGCTTATACATTTATGAAAGGTGAAGCTGATATTATAAAAATGTATTCTGATAGATATATGGAATCTATTTCTAGGTTAAAGAACTATGCAGAAGGTATGGAAGACAGAGATGCCTTCAGATCAGGAAAATTAATAAGACCAAGAACATGAAAAGTTTAAAAAACAAAACAATAGCTATTGTTGGTTTGGGAAACACTTTTTCAGAATATATTTTTGCTAAAACAAGAAGTGATATTTTTGATGAGGTATGGGCAATAAATGCAATGTCTGCTGTTATTTTCCATGATCGTGTATTTATGCTTGATCCAGCATCTCGTTTCTTAGATGGAGAAATGGCTGGAAAACAAACAAATGTAATGAAAAAAAGATTATTACAAAAGTTAAACATTCCCATTTATTCTTGTTGTTTAGATAAAAGATGTCCAGACGTAATAGAATATCCCTTACAAGAAGTTTTGGAAAAAACAAAATACGCATATTTAAACAACACTGTTCCTTATGCTATAGCCTTTGCTATATCTCAAGAAGTGTCTAAAATTTGTTTATATGGAATAGATTTTAGTTATAAGGAAGTTCCTCATATGGCAGAGGCTGGAAGAGCTTGTACTGAGTTTTGGTTGGCTATTGCATCTACAAAAGGAATAAAGATTGAGATAGCACATAATTCTACTCTTTTAGATACCAATGTGCCAGATGAAGAAAAGTTGTATGGCTATCATAGATTAGAAGATCCTATAGTTTCCACAGTACACGAAGGAAGCATGTTGATAACAAGAAAATCAAAACTAGAACCACCAGAGCCTTTGGATGCAATTCCAAGAATATACGGTAGAGAGGAAGACGTAAGATAATGATTAGTTTCAGTACAAAGGTAGAAGTAGCTCCTGTTAATGTTATGACTTCAAATGATGGAGGACTTTCAGACGAACAAATAGCACAGATGGCAGTAGACAAAATAGTTTCTGTCTCTGATAATGCTCCTGATGTCATTAGAGATCAGGCTAATGTTTTTAAAGAAAATGTTAAAAAAATTCTGTTTTATTATTTACTCTTGGCAAGAAGAGAAGAAAGAGCTACAATAGTGCATACTGTAAGAAATTCAGGCAATAAAGAATTGGCAGAATATATAAGGAGATTATAATGGCAATAACACAAGCACTTTGCACAGCATTTAAAAAAGAGCTAATGTTAGGTACACACAATTTTGCTACAAATGGTAACGCTTTTAAATTAGCTCTTTATGCAGAAGGTGGAGGAGGCAAGTCTTCTACGACTGCTACATTAGGAGCTGCAACAACTGCCTACACAACAACTGGAGAAGTGGCAAATAGTGGTAGTTATACCGCAGGAGGTGGAACTTTAACAAAAGTCGCTCCCACAACGTCTGGAACAACCGCCTTAACTGATTTTGCTGACATAAGTTTTACAACAGCCACCATTACTGCTATGGGTGCATTGATATATAACGATACTAATAGTGATAAAGCTGTTTGTGTATTAGATTTTACGAGTAATAAAACATCAACATCTGGAACATTTACAATTCAATTTCCAACTGCTGATGCAAGTAATGCTATTATAAGGATTGCTTAACCGAACAATTGTAAGGTAAAATATGGCTAATACTACATTATCTGGTTGGGGTAGAGGTACTTGGGGTGAGGCGGCTTGGAATAGGCATGCTCCCGTTTTAGTAACTCAAAGTGCTGCAACAAGTGCATTAGGTTCAGTTGTTGTTGTTCCATCTATAGAAGTACCCGTAACTCAAAGCACTGCCACTGGTGCTGTCGGAACGGTAGTAGTCGTTCCTTCAATAGAGGTTAATGTTACTCAAAGTGCTGCGACAGGTGCTGTTGGTTCAGAAAGTGTTACTGCATCTTCTGTTCTTAGTTTAACTGGCACAAGTGCCACTTCATCGATTGGAAACTCTTTTGTATTTATAGATGTGACTCCTATCATAATAGGTGTATCTGCGATAGGTTCTACAGGAGAAGAAAATGTTTGGGGATTGATAGTTCCAGATCAAACAGCTAATTTTTCAAACATAACAGTATCACAAACACCTAATTGGACAAAAATAGCAGCATAAGGATAACAACATGGCAAGTACATATGTAAATGATTTAAGATTGGAAGAGATAGCTGATGGAGAGCAATCTGGAACATGGGGAGCTACAACCAATACAAACTTAGAATTGATAGGTGAAGCACTTGGTTTTGGTACAGAAGCGATAACGACCAATGCAGATACATTTACAAGTACAGTAGCAGATGGTGCTACAGACCCAGCTAGAGCCATGTATCTTAAATACACTGGTACATTAGATAGTGCTTGCACAATTACAATTGCACCGAACACACTTAGCAGACTGCAATTTATAGAAAATGCTACAAGTGGATCACAAAACATAATAATAAGTCAAGGTTCTGGAGCAAATGTTACAATAACACCAGGAACAACTAAAGCAGTTTACTTAGATGGTGCTGGAAGTGGTGCAGCAGTTGTAGAT